ATTGATTATGGTGAAACCGAAAACACGGAAACCCCAGAAAAAAATTAAGCAGGGGAAACCTCCGGTCGTAAGAAAAATAAAAACAGAACCACTGACTGAAAAAGAAGAGTTGCTGTGTCGTGAATTTGTTTGTGATTTTGCAGAGAATCAAACCCGCGCATATATGCATGTGCATCCTGGCAGTAATTATGAAACAGCAAAGTCTCAGGCGCACAGGGTGTTCACAAAACCCCACATTAAGAGTAGAGTTGCAGAGTTACAACAGGAACGTAATAAGCGATTAGAAATATCCGGGGATCGGGTACTGAGTGAGATAGCAAAGCTGGCCTTTTATGATCCACGTGAGTTTTTTGATTCAGATATGCGGTTAAAACCTATTAATGAACTTGACCCTGATCATGCTGCTATTATTGCGGGGATTGAAACGGTACATAAGGTTGTTGGCGAAGAAAAAGATGCCGTTGTTGTCCTTACTAAAATTAAAATGGCCGACAAGGGTGCAAACCTAGAGAGATTAGGAAAATATTTTAAATTATTTACGGAAAAGCATGAATATAGTTTTGATGAAAAATCTTTTGAGGCGATTTTGGCTGCGCTGCCTAAAGAAGTCGCTGATGCGGTAAGAGTAAAATTATTTGAGGATAAATAATGCAGTTGGACTCAATCGATATTGATAAATTAGCAGTAGCATTTCAAGCGCGATTTAATCCTGAATTATACGATAAATTGCAGCGCAAGCATAAACTATTAAACAACCTACTCAATGCAGTCCCGGAGAGATTCGATGGATTAAAAAGGCCAGCAAGATATAAAGTGTTTTATGGTGGAAGAGGTGGAGCTAAATCGCATAGTTTTGCCGAGGAATTAGTTAAGAGAGCAGTTAAAACACCCCTTCGTATCCTATGCACCCGGGAATTTCAGAGCTCTATCAACGATTCTGTGTATAGATTAATATCAGATAAGATCAATTCCATGGGTTTATCAGAGTTTTTTACAATTACACAGGCATCAATCACATCCACAGTCGGCGCACAATTCATTTTTAAAGGCCTTAGAAGGTCAATACAAGAGATAAAATCCACCGAAGGCATTGATATTTGTTGGGTAGAGGAAGCCCAGTCAATTAGCAATTCGTCCTGGGAAATACTCATCCCCACAATCCGTAAAGAAGGTTCTGAAATTTGGATTTCATTTAATCCGGATGACGCAACAGATCCCACCTACCAGCGGTTTATTGTTAATCGTCCACCTAACTCAATAGTGGAAAAAGTGGGTTGGGAAGACAACCCGTACCTACCGGCGACACTGGAGGCAGAGCGCCTTTATATGTTGAGTATTGACCCCGAAGCTTATGAACATGTCTGGGGTGGTCATTGCCGACTAATGAGTGATGCTGTTATTTTCCGTAATCGGTTTGAGATCGACGCTTTTAATGATCCGACGCCGGGAACACGATTATATTATGGCACAGACTGGGGATTCTCACAGGACCCGACGGCACTAACTCGCTGTTGGATATCCGACAATTGCCTCTATATTGACCAGGAGGCCTATGGTGTCGGTGTTGAGCTGGATGCACTGCCGGATTTATTTGATACGGTTCCGGGGGCAAGAGATTGGCCTATATCAGCCGATAATTCACGGCCGGAAACAATCAGCCATGTCAAACGCAAAGGATTTAATATTTCAGGCGCCCCTAAATGGGCAGGTAGTGTCGAGGACGGCATTACTGTTTTAAAGGGGTTCCGGAAAATCATAATTCACGAGCGATGCCAGCGCACCGCAGAAGAATTTCGGTTATACAGTTACAAAATAGATCGACTCACAAATGACGTTTTGCCGATTATTATCAGTAAACATGATCATTGCATCGATGCGATCCGCTATTCGCTATCTGGATTTATTAAAGCCAATAACATTTTTGATAACTGTGGATTAAAGGATTTCCCAGATGAAAATTGAAAAAATCACGAACCCTTTTGCATGGGAACTATATCAAAGCAGACGCGATGAAGCCATTGTAACTGGTCAACCTTTAATCGAAAGGCCATTTTGGTATAGGAATACAGAAACAGGGCAATGTTTTTTGGATATTATGGGTTGTATTGGCTGGCCTAATGTTATCACAGATAAACAGGCAAAAAAACCCGGATATGCTGCCATAATCGGGATAATTAAAAATGCGGGTAGCCCCGAAACGGCACCATTTCAATTATTGGACGAAACGGAAAGCCAAAATATTCAAACGCTTTTTAAGGAAATGGTCAAAATGAGGAATGATTACGGATTTGGTCTTCATCCTAATTTACTTCAAGTATGGTTTGGGAATACGGGAGATGAACGTTTCAATACAGAGTTGGCATTATACAATGTAGGATTAATGAAAAACGGCGGCGAGAAGCAAGCAATTCTAATTGTACCACCGGATGATATTTATGATTCCAATGTTTCTGATATTTATATCAGGGCGATCCGCCAATCAGTCGCTAAGAATTCTCAACGGCTGTATTATGGCGGCAATGATATCCTCAAAAACCGTGTAGGGGATTTTCTGGATAAAGACCCAGTTATAATGGCAGTTGGTGGATTAGTTCATTCGTTGTTGAGTCGCTGTATGTGGCTTGACCAGACGAGAGAGAACGCTTTTAACATTGAGGAAGAGGCAAATGGGTGACGCAAACAGGAGGGATAAAATGAAAACGGAACAGATTACTTTAAAAGTACCATTGAGTTCACTGAATAAAAGAAAATGTAAATGCGGAGGCGAGAGTTTTGTGCCGGCAATTCACCTGTACGAAGTATCTGCCATAGTGAGCCCGAATGGAAAGGCTGGGGTAATTTTTGGTGAAGCTGGGTTTCGGTGTTTAGATTGTGGGGCGCCAGCAGATATGAAACCGAAAGAAGAGACTCCTGTGCAGGGACCAGCGCCAGAAAAAAGCAATCTGATCATTTTAGACGGAGGAACCAAGCAATGATGAGTATTTGGAATGTCTTAATCTTAATAGCCGCGGGAGTTTTATTGGGGCTTATCTGCGTTATGGTTGGCGGTTGGCTTGTGTTCCGGAGCAAAGCAGCACCCGGCGAAGGACTTTTCATCGAACCTAAAGGGCAGGCGTTTTCTATTACTGATGGCCTGGACAATGAAGAATTCCCTGAAGGTTCAGGTAAAGAAGAACAGAACGTTTTAAAGAAAACCGCAGCCTTTTTGAAAATATTGGGAGGTAAGGATCAATGAAGGGATTAAGAGTGCAATGCCCGGGCTGTAAGAAAGTTTATCACGAAACCACAGAGAAGTATAATCCTGATGTCCGGCCGAATGGAGCCATGGTTCGTTTGTTAGACCCATGGAAAGGTTGGGGATGGGCTGCTTTTGATGCTGAGGGAGCGGCAGTATCCACGACTCTTTGCTCGGAAATGCTCTGCCCTGGGTGTACAGCGCCACTTGCGCCTTCAGGGAGATTGACGGTTATTGCGCCGGCCGTTGAAGCACCAGTGCCTCTCCAGGAAGATGCTCACTTTGCGCACGATCATGCGGATGTAACGATTGAATCGGCACCAGTTGAAGTTCCTAAACCGAAAAGAAAAAAGAAAGTTAAAAAGAAAAAGGCGAAGAAAAAAAGCAATTAAAGTTTAGGGTTTTGTAATGACTGAACTGGAAAAAAAAGGAATTATCGAAGCATTGAAAATGTTGGAGGTAATCAAAAGGAAGCTACTTGAACTATTAAAAAAGTAGCACTTTAAAAGTATAGGCTTAATTCTCAGGTAGTAAACGAGAGCAAAGGCAGATTCGGAGAAATCCGGTCTGCCTTTTTTTGTTTTTAACGAACATACCAAGGAGAAACAAAATGGAAAATGAATGGAATCTAACCAATATACCGCCGAAGGGTCACGTGGATGTTGCTGATTTTGCATTTCAACTTTTTGAAATAGCACGACAGGAAAAGGAAAGGCTGGGGAAACCAAGCGACTTTCTCAATAATTATGCTCTTTACCGCGGCCAGTCCAGCCGACAGATGACGGCCAAGAAGGGCGCACCACAACAGAAAAAGAATCTGACTCCGGTAAATCTATATTTTGCCAATGTTGAAAGAACAGTCAGCAGTATTACTGCCAGGAATCCTACCGGCGAAGTGGTTGACCTGGATGGCATAGGTGACGATGCTGAAAATGTTCTGAGTATGCAACTTAAAAAATGGTGGAAGGATACAGACCAATTACTCAAAACAAGAGCGACTGCCCGGACAATGGAGGTCTATGGGTTCACAGAAGAGAAGCCGTTCTGGGATAAATTAAAAGACCAGCCTGATATTATGATCACTGATCCGTTTTCTTTCTTCCCCGCTCCCGGCAACTGGGAAAATATCGCCGATGAAGCGCCGTACATCGCTTATGCTTATTTGGGTTTTGTCAGTAAAATCGAAGCTGAATTTGAAGTCACGGGAATTGCCAAAGACGAAGCCTACGACCTTTTGGGAGCTGTCAGGGAAGACTTTAAACCGCCTGCCTATGGTGGGCAGAATCAAACGATAGGAAACTATGCAGATCCAATGACAGTTGTTAGACCCGGAGAGGGAGGTGTAGCGAAGACCATTGAACGTTGTTTAATTATTGAAGTGTGGCTGAGAGACGACCGGACAAAAACATCGACTGTGGAAAGGCCAATGCTTGATGAAAATCAACAATCGGTTTTGGATGAAACATTCGCCCCAAAAATAGAGATAATATCCACGACCGAAAAGGTTTGTCCTGATGGTATCCGAAAAATTACAATAACCAAAGCGAAGAACCCCACCAATAAAGATAAAAGCGGTTATATGGTTTTGGACGATTCGGCGAATCCGAACATTAACCCGGCACTTCCCATTGAGATTGCTTCCACTACCTATCCTTGGGGCCGGTTGCCCGCATATCACGCCAATTCCTACAAAGATTTAGTGTCAATATGGGGATTTGCTGCGTCCGAACAGGTTGGAGATTTAATTGTCAAAATCAATCTGATCGTATCAAAACTGATTGCCTACGTGATTAACGTCATGGCGCCGCCACTGATAGTTCAACAGCACTGCGGGATTACCAGGGAAATGATCGAGAGTTCAATTACGAAAGCCGGCCGACTGATTTTAATGCCTACGACTCCAAATGCACGAATTGAGTTTATGGAAATTCCCAACTTACCCTCTACTTTCTTTCAGGTGTTGGATTTAATCGTGGGATATTTCGACCGGATATACCAAATTGAAGATGCAGACAGAGGAGTTGGGCCAACGGGAGTAATAGCTGCCAGTGCCATCGTCGCGCTGCAGGAACGTAACCAGATCGTCATGCAGACTAAAACATCAGCCATCGATAACATTGCGGAAAATAGAGCTCGCTGGGCGATTGGTCTATGGCAGAACTTTGGAACACAGGAAGATTCTGTGAACGTCGGCGGGCAACCCACAGTATTCAGGGGCATTCAATATGCCGGAAGACGGTTTGGGTATACTGTCGAAGCGGGCTCGACTACGCCCCGGACTTCCTTGCAAAATCAAGAACTCGCCTTTAAACTATTTGAATTGAAGGCGGTCGATCAACAGAGTGTCCTTGAGACTCTAAACTTCCCGAATTGGAAGGAGATCGTACAACGAACCAGTGGCGACCAACTCGATCAGGCACTCAGGATACTTATTGATGCAGGTCTGCCGGAAGAGGCAGCGGCACAGATAAAGAACTCTCTTGCACAGCAGCAATTACAGACCGACAGACCTGAGCAGTAAAGGTTATTTTAAACAAAAAAAGGAGGATGGATGTCATGGGTAAGGAAGTTAAAATCAGAAAATTCATGCGTCGAGAAGTACGGAAGAACACCAAACAACTGGGTCTTCAGATGATGAAGAATACCTTGGCATTGCCGTGGTGGAAAAGAGCCAGAATAGCTTTGATAATCATATTTAAGAGGGAGATGTAAATATGCCGATTTACCAATATCAATGCAGATGTGGAAAAATCATTGAAAAATTTCACAAGATCACCAGAATACCAAATACCGCGAGATGCAAATGCGGATGGTTGGCAAAGAAAATTATCAGCGCACATGGAGCGATTCAGACCGATAATGATGTTAAGTGGCTTCCCTCTGCAGTGAAAGTATTGCAACGACCGGGAGAGAGACCGATTGAAACACGATCAGAATATAATCGTTATCTTAAGGAAAAGGGCATTTCTTGCGTAGGGTAGGGGAAATGAAAAGAAAAACAGATAATCAGGAAGAACTTTGTCATGAATACTATGATGCTCTTATTGGGGCATTGCGTTATGTGGCTTATCGGTGTGGGTATGCGCTCACTGTGCATGGCTCCCTAAACAGGGATATAGATTTGGTTGCTTGTCCCTGGAGAGATAGTGCAATAAGTGCTCCTCATTTAATTAAGTATATTCAAAAAGCAACAAAAGCAATTATTGGGACTGCACGGACGAGAGATATAGATCAGGATAAACAGCCACAGATAAAACCTTGTGGAAGACTTGCTTGGGCTTTTTATCTTACGTATGATGATACCAAACCATATTTGGATATTTCTGTAATGCCTAAAGGACCAAAATGAAATTAATTGATTTAGACCCTAATTGGTTTGTTGACAAAGAAGGGAGACATGGGCAAGGGGTTTCTTTCCTTTGCCCACATTGTCGTGAAATTCGGATAGGAGTTGACTTTTCAAATCCTATTGATGGTGATGTTATTATCCCGTCTCGTAAATTAAGTAATGGGAAAATGACTGAACATTGGAAAAGAGAAGGTGATTCTTTTGAAAATTTATCTTTAACACCTTCTGTTGATTTTAAATTATATGAGAAAGATAAAGATGGTAAGGAAATTGTTACACCTCATTGGCACGGATTTATTAAAAACGGAATTATTTGTTAAGGTGGACTAATGGCTAAGAAGCGTGAATCAGATCAAAGTTATCCGCTTGTTAAGAGTGGCGCGTGGATTTCCCCTATCAAGACTGGATACCGAATGGAGTGTTGTGATTGTGGACTCGTTCATCGCATCGACTTTCGGCATATTCCCCACGGATGCGGGCGGAAAATTCAACTCCGAGCGTTTCGTGATGAAGAGGCGACGATAACCCGCCGGAAAGTTCGGGAGACGTAATGGAAGAAGCCGCTAGGAATAAAAAAATAGATGATCTTATAAAAGAAGTGAGAAAACAAATTATTTGCTTGACTTCTGCGGTTTTGACAGCAAAAGTTAAGTTGCAAGTCGAGATTAATATGAGTCAAGGGGCTATTTTAGATACTTATTTGACCGACCAAACAAGAAGGAAAATTTAAAATGAAATAATTTTATAATTACATAACGGTTACTGAACGAACTTTTAAATAAGTTACCAGAAGGCCCGGAATCACTGAGAACACATGAAAATGTGCAGTGGCTCCGGGCCTTTTTTTATTTGCAAAAACGATTCGGACAACATGATTCTTAGGCCGATATATATCGGAAAACCTAAAATAACAGTCATGCCGAGAGAAGGAGAATAAAAATGGAAAAGAATGCAGATGGAACAGATGTAGCAGGAGCAGTCGATCCAAACGTAGTAACTTTGGATGAAAATGGGTTCATTCCCGGTACGAGTTTCAAATCGGTTCCTGACCTGATTAAAGGTCACGCTGAACTTAAAGGTAAGTTTGATTCCCAAGGGAATGATTTGGGTACGGTGCGGAAAGCTTATGAATCAACAAGTAAGCAAGCCGAAACACTGGCAGGCGCCCTAAAGGAGAAAATGGACGCAGAAAAAGCAACTCCGCAAAAAACGACTGATTTTGACACGGAAATCACAGCAGTTCAAAAACAGATTCAGGAACTTGACCCGATGGCCGATGGTTATCAAAGAACATTGGGAGAACTGGTTGCTAAGTCTAATAAATTGTCTGCAGTGTCACAACACGAGAAAACGTTGACCGCAGCCAGCTCTATTTTCAAGAAAGAGTTGGATGAGAGAGACGTCAAGGCGACCCACAAAGCGTTTTTCGATGCAAATCCTACTTTTAACACGCCGGAAATGCAGGCGCGAATTAAAGAATATCTCGCCAATGACAAAACCGGTATGTCTGATCCACTTGCGGCTTTCCGGGAGATCCAACGTGACGACATCGCAGTCCTAGCAAAAAAGCTGGAAGGTGAAAACGCCGAAATGAAAAAGGTTTTGGATCTTCAAAAAGGCAAAGATTCAACGGGAAAAGTAATTACCAAGGGCACCCAAAGTGTCCAGGTAACTAAACCAACAAAAGTAACAGGCGCAGCACTGGATCAGGGAATGAAGGAGGCTCTTAATAAAGCCAACTCCGTTGCCTGATAAAGACTGTGCCTAACAAATAAAGCACAGGAGAAAACATCATGGGATTAATTA